TGGGTCCTATTTATAGACGTGGGTGCTCGCCTTCGGCTCGAACGTCTCAGACATCGCATTCGCTGACGCTCATGCTCGTCATCGGCCGGTGGGGGCACGCTCTCCCTTCGGGAACCGCGTAATATTTTTTATAAGGTCAGTTGGTACCTGCGGTGCTTGGAAGACATCTTGGTCTCGCTCACGCGAAACCGCGGGTATAAGCTATAGTTATTGTTTATTCCATATGTATCAAATTTACACGTCTCAATAAGGCTGGTAATTGAGGATTTACATCATCACCAAACTTAAACAGATCTTTAGGATGAAAATTACTAGTTACAATAAACTTCTCGGCATAAAGTGCAACCATGCCTCCTTTTGTCTCCACTAGACATTTATACCTATCAAACCATCTTAATAGGTGGTTTATATCAATACCGTTTGGACCGAAATCATCTATGATAACTTCCTTTTCTTGCAAGTATCCATTCCACCACTTGGTTCTTGGTTCTTTAATGTAGGCGTCTGGAAATTCAGAATGGGCGAGTCTGGATTTTCCGACTCCTGGTTCACCATAAATCCATCGAACGTCCACGTTGGGTCGTTCCACAGGTACGATGAGGGATTGATAGTTTCGTAACATGTTAAGTCCATTGAAACACCAGGTTCCGGGATTGGTAGTGGAGAATTCAACCAATCCTCGATTTCCTGATTGGACGGCAGTGATGAAATCTCTGGCAACCTCATCGCGGTTTGCAAGAGATCTTTTGTTACCTCCTCTTTCAGGGAGGACACCTCCTTCGATAAAGTCTCCACCCTTTGAGCAATACTCTCGATTTTGTCGAGGAGAACCGTTTGCCCTTTCGACATGGTACCTAGAGCCAAATTTATTCCGAACAACATTGAAATTATACCGTCTTGGAAAGTAGGCGTACCCTTGGAGATGAGGAGTTCCTCCATCTCCGACTTCTTTCCCGACGATGTAGTATCGACACTGGTCGAGGATTTGAAGGAGGGACGCATATTGGACATCGTCGTAGTTATTGAGAGTAAAGCACCAAGCGTTGCTTCTATCCATGAATGAAATGAGAACTGATAGAGTCGTTTATATAGCCACAGAATGGTGGCAACTTGGCGGGGGGTAATACTATACCCCCGCCAAGGTGCCATCGATTTTATTAATAGAGACTCTAGAAGAGTCAAACCCAATTACAATTAAGTATCAGTAAAGAAAGTTCCACCACTTGTACATACAAAAAAGGTTTCCTCTCTAATCACGCTAACATTAAGAGTTGCGGCATTAAAAGAACCAGCAACGTCAACTACCCAATAATACGCTACTCCATCGTCATACTTTGCCGGGTCAAGATTCGCTAATGGATGCTTCCACATAAATTTAACACCTGTAGTTGCTTCTAAGAAACCTGTATACGACTTTAATATCTTCACGTCATTGCTTTCATCATTTCCAAAAAATGGTGCTTGGTCTCTTGCTACACTTGACTCCGTCAATACAGTAGGCGCAGAAGCTTCATTAATAACCTTTATCAACCTCACAATATATTCCACGCATTCATTTGCCTCTTGAGACATTACTATTTTACTCATTCCACCTCTCACAATAACATTGTCACCTAATCCTGTCATAGCTGCATTCCCTCGATCACTTACCCATGAAGTCGCATTTGTTAAACTTATATCACCTGCTGCATTACTTTGACCTATCTTAAAGTACATCCTCTTCATAATAGTTAAATCAGCACTAGCAGCAATAGTGTGCGCAGCTGCAAATCCAACATGAAACTTATTCATCGTGTTAGATACAGTCCACAGACTTCTCTTGTAATCACGAATCTTTCTCTTTGTTAATCTGCGATTACGCCATCCATAACTAGAAGGCCTACTAGCCTTAGACGTTATAGTTCCATATTTCCGACGACGCCTAACAAAACGTCTCCGTTTTGCAGGACGATTGTATGAATATGGGCGAGAGCGTTTTCTCGTTTGAGTTGTCCTAGCCATGCTCGAATGAGGGGCGTCGGGTACGATTGATTTTCTCAGACCCTTTGGGTCCTATTTATAGACGTGGGTGCTCGCCTTCGGCTCGAACGTCTCAGACATCGCATTCGCTGACGCTCATGCTCGTCATCGGCCGGTGGGGGCACGCTCTCCCTTCGGGAACCGCGTA